CAGCAGGAGCTAATTCCATCCATAATGGCTGTTCCTCTTTTTGTCCACTTAATGCAGATTCCCAGAGTTTAACAATTGTTTCTGATTCAATAGTAGGATTTTTAGCAACTTTTGTTGAAACCTTTTGTTTGTCGGATTCGGATAAATCAGCAAATTTCTTTCTATCTTCTGAACTCAATAGTTGAGTAAAGGGATAATTAGTTTTAACTTCCTCGTCTAATGCTCTTTCTTTTTCTAAGCTAGCAACGATTTTGTTTAACCTTTCGTCTAATTTGCTTGATCTTGATTTAATAGATGAAGTTCTATTTAGTTCTTCTTCTTTAAGTTTACCTGTAGGCTTTTGATCAAGTTTCATTCTTTGATCTTTAACATCGCTTTTAGGTAATTCACTGCCATTAACATCTTCTTTACCTTTTCCAATAGAAACAGTATCGTCAAGGACGATCATCTTTTTTCCATCTTTTCCAACTACAGTTTTAATGCCAGTTTCTTTAGCAAAAGATTTAACATTATCCATAGTTTTTAATTGCTTAGGCTGTGAAGCTTTTTTAAATCCAGGGCTTTTAGCGCCTCTGTCATCCTTACCCATTTTAGCGAACTGATCAACAGAATCTTTAGCTTTAGTACCATCTACTTTCCACTTTTTATTTCTGTCAATTTTAGTATCATCTAAAACTTCCATAGGTTTAAGTCCTGCTTCGCTAAGTTCTTTAGCAGTGATAGAGTGTTTTGATAACATATTATCGATTGATGCTTTTAGTTTAGGATTCTTTTTAGATTCCGCTACTAATTCAATGTATTCGATAAGTTTAGATGCATCTTCTTTACTCATTGCTCTTCCAAACATATCCTCGGTATAATTAGCCGTATGGTTTAGATTTCTAGCAATATCAGAAGTCCATTCGTGCATTTTGTTAACAGCTTTAGCTTGAGAGGAAACCCACTCATGCATATCGTTAATTGCAGCAGCTTTTTCTTCGCCCCATTCATTAAGTTTGTTAACTGATTTTGCAATATCAGTAGTCCATTCATTGATGCCATTTAGCATTTTTGCGTTATGATCTACTGTTTCAGCAACTGCGTTGGTAACCTTTGCGTTATTTCCAACCCAATCCTGAGTAGCATTAAGAGTTTTAGCGTTATGATCTACAGTCTCAACAATTTTCTTTGTCAACTTGTAGTGCTTGTTACTCTTTTCTGCTAAGGTGTCGGCATAATTTCCAATTTTATTAGTGCTCTTGGCAATGTCTTCCACCCAGTTAATAGTACTTTCTTGTACTTTACGTAATTTCTCTATATAACCTTTAATAGTTTTTAAATCACCATTATCTGATATAGCTCCATTACTTTCGAGTATAGCATTTTCTACATTGTCAAGCCTATTGGATAATCCTTCAACCACACCATTTAATTTTCGAGTCCACTCGTTAAGAGCAGCATCGTTGGGAATTGATTGTTTTTCCATAATTCTTTCATTTTTTTGAATTAAAGACTTTGCTTCATCTCGTAATTGTACTGATGGAAACTTGTCAGTCACATCAATAATTGAGATGTTTTCGTTTAATAAACCGAGTTCTTCATTGATACAATTCGCTTTTCTTTTATCAGCAGATTGTGTGAAACTTTCTAAAAGACTTGCCATTCGTGCAGCTTTAGGATCAGCATTCGCATTTTCATTAACTTGTTTCAATTGAGCATTAGGAAACCCTGGCTTGGTAACCAAGTCATAGGTATAAATTTGCTGAATTTCAACAGTTTTATCTTCATTAACAGAACCAGCGGCTCTAGAAGAAATAGAAAGTGGAACACCAGATTCTAAAAGACTCTTGGCAATTTGACCTTTAGGAGTACCTTCTAAAATTTCAATACGACCTAAAACTTGACGTTTTTGTTGGTCATACCATAATTCAGATATTCTATGAGATACACCAGACAATGAAACTTCAAATCTTTCTGGGTGATCTAACTCACCAAGAAGATTTCCATTATCAATATCCTTCTGTAAATACTCTAAGTGAGGTAAATACTCTCGTTCCTCATAAATACGTCCGTTTCGGTTTTCAATACCGAACTCAGCGAAAACACCTTCAAGGATGGTTTTACCATCCTTACTAATCTTTTTGAGATTTTGTGAAGATCTCTCAAGAATCATTACTTGCTTCGCCATAATTAATATAATTTATTTTATTTTATATATATTGGCCAGAAAAATTTCAATGTTATGTAAACGCACAACAAAGTTTATACGGGTAAAATAAATATAATAATAAAATCCTATTTGTTAAAAAGATATATAATTCAAATAACACAATAAAAATAGTTATGGAAAAAGAAAATTTAAACGCCTATTTAGAATTAAAAAAATATCATAATTCAGTAACAAATTCATATCATTTATCTAAGAAATTTCCTAACTTATCATTAAAAATAATAGAAAATTCTGATTTAAATTATAGTGGACAAATATATTGTTATATTAATAATATGACATATCCAATATGTGATAATTGCAAAACTCCACATAAATTTATAAGTTTCAAAAAAGGATTTAATAAACATTGCCCCAATAAATGTAAAATTAAAACAATTAATTATAAAAATGTTGAATATCTAATAATAAAAAATGATGTGTTAATATGTGAAAAACACAAAAAATATATGCCAGTTAATAAATTGCAAAAATTAATTGATTATAATGTAGAAGAATTATGTGAAATTTGTTCTTTAGAAAAAAGGAATTTAGGTATATGCGATAAATCTACTATATTGGAATCAAAGAAAAATCTATTAGAAATAACTAAAGATAGAAAAATGATTCCTTTAGAAATTATAAAAATTAATTTTCCACAATTATGGATATATACAAATTCTATTCAAAATATAAAACCAAATAATTTTTTAAATAAATTACATTTTGTTTTAAATGATGATAATCTCATATGTTCTAATAGTGGATGTAATAATATTGTTGCATATGATAAATTACACAAACCAAAAGAAATATGTGAAAATTGCAACCGGAAGGAAAAAACCAAAAATACCGGAGAAAAATTTAGCAAAGAATATTGGACTACATATATAGAGCATAATTTTAATAAAAAAATTAATAATATAACTATAGATAACGACACCTTATATGTAAAGAAATTTTGTGAACATGGAGATTTAAATATTACCAAAAAACATGTAGTTTTATTAAAAAATAGAGGATTACACTCTTTATGTGAAGATTGCAATAAATCATTTTATAAAAAAGAAAACATTAATTTAACCAATGACTCAATAAAAACAAATTGGAATAATATAAGATTATTATCAGAAAAAAGTATTTTAATTAATTATCCTTATATATGGGGGTTTATTGATAATTTTTGCAAAGAAAAAAATGTCGGTTTCCAAGAAGGTAAATATATGATTAATAACAATATAGAAAAACCGCCCAAATGTTTGGATTGTGATAAAGTAGCTAAATTTAGTAAAGATGCGTATGGATATTTAAATCATTGTGAAGACCATATAACATCTTATAAATGTTCTTTTGGAGAAATAGAAATTAAAGAATTTTTAGATTCATTAAATATTAATTATATAGATCATGATAGAAAAAAATTAAATGGGCAAGAACTAGATTTCTATATTCCAAATAAAAATCTAGGAATAGAATATAATGGCCTTTATTGGCATTCCGATATAAACAAAGATAAATTTTATCATTATAACAAATGGAAACTCAGTAAAAAAAATGGGGTACAACTTATAACTATATGGGAAGATGATTGGAGAGATAAAAGACCTTTAGTTGAATCGATTCTACTAAATAAATTAGGATTATCTAAAAGATTATTTGCGAGAAATACTAAAATTAGAATTATTTCATCAATAGAAAAGAAAAATTTCTTGTTGGATAACCATATACAAGGTAATTGTCAATCTTCTATAAATTTAGGTTTATTTTATGGTGAAGAATTAGTTTCATTAATGACATTTGGTAAAAAAAGAATGATACTTAAATCTTATTCTCAAACTAACTATGAGTATGAGTTATTAAGATTTTGTAATAAAAGAAATATATCTGTTATTGGGGGAGCATCTAAATTATTTTCTTTTTTTATAAAAAATTATAATCCATCTGAAATTATTAGTTATGCTAATTTAGATATATCCAATGGAAATTTATATGAAACTCTTGGTTTTAATTATGAAAAACATACAGGATTAAATTATTGGTGGGCTAATGAAATACGACATCATAGAAGTAATTTTATGAAACATCGATTAATTAAGGAAGGGGGCGACCCAAATAAATCAGCCAATGATATAATGAGAGAAAAAGGGTATATTAAAATTTGGGGTGCAGGAAATTTAAAATATATTTGGCATAAAAAATAGCTCTTAAAGTATTAAGAGCTATAATTTCTGTGAATAACTTAATGTTACATCGATGTTAACTAAAATAGTAGAGTTTTATATTTTTTATCTTGGTTAACTAATTCTTGGGCAATATTATCTAAAAAGTCTCTGTTTGCGGCAATGTAATTTTTAGCATCTTGGTGTAAATGTTTCATATTTTCGAGTGAACCATTTTGCCCAGATGAATCGCCTAGAATAATAGGAGGGTTAATTCGAGCATAATTTTCTGAAACTTTATGAGATCTAAACATCACATCCATTTCATAATTCGTAACTTCAGATACGCCTTGCAACAGAATATTTAATACAGGGAAGAACCATCTTAAGGGAAGAACCATCTTAGCATTCCCCATTTTTTTATCTTTTTATATGGATAAGGAGTTAAAGTAGCCATGCCTGTTCCGAAGGATAAAAATAGAACATGTTCTGGAGTAACATATTCATTCTTTTTATTTTTCTTAATGTATTCGGTTTTAGCAACTTCTGTATAAGCAACCATAGAAGGATTATTTGCAAACACACCACCATCAACAATAGTGTTAACATCGGAACCATTTCTAAAATATGCAGGACAGAACGCAGAAGGTATTGAAGTAGATCCTCTCACTATATCTTTAATATAAAAGTCTCCGTATTTACTGGCTTGATCTTTGTTAGTATATATGATAGGTTTTCTTTTATCTGTGTCGTACCCAGTAAAACAACATGGTAAAAGAAGATCTTTCATTTTCCAATGATCAAACTTAATAAGTAATTGGTTATCTATATTTTTAACATCATAGCGTGGACCGAAAACTCCCCATAGAGTCTTAACATCTCTCCAGAAGTTTTTCTTAAAAACAACACTTGCTAGATCAAAATATGCCTGAACGACATCTTCCATTTTATAGGCAGGTTTTCCATCTTCATTTGGAGTAACCACCATTGCAGAAATGATAGAACCTGTAGAAGTACCAGAGACAAAATCAAGAAAATCCGATATGCGAACATTCGGATTCCCTGTAATCTCAATTATTTTATTTTCAATGTGCTCTAGAACAACTGCTGGAATTATACCCCGCACACCACCTCCGTCGATAGCCAAAACTCGTATTTTCATAAAATAACTGTTTATTTTAGTTATTTTATATATTAAGCACGAGGTGAGCTAGTTTTTTATTATACCATCCATCAACTTTGGCTATAAGACAGTCATCAAATTGGTTTACATTAACAGTTCCAGAGGCTGTATGGCCAAACACTTGATTGATCATAGGGTATGGATCTTCTAGCAACTCAGAATAATCTGCCCATAACGGTCCTGGAGTACCTGAACCTCCTCGAGCAGATCCAACTTTCCACAAAAGTCGATCAAATTTCATTCTATTAAGAATCTGGTGAAGAGGAGTATTAATATCAGCGCCCGCAAAACTTCCGGAATTGTCCAATGTACCATCTAATCTAGGCAATATAACATTTTTGTAGTAACCATATGTAAGACCTGCATGACTAAAAAGCGTATATTTCTTGGTTTTCCAATTCTCATAACCATACGCAACATCAAAAAGATCTATATTATCTTTAAGTATTTTCTTGTATGCAGGCCACATATTATGATTAAAACCGGAGATGCCTATTTCATCCATATAATACGAAAAATCATGATTTCCTATTAACAATGTAACTTTGTCAAAATTCGCCTTTTTAAATTCTATAATTTCATTAAAATTATAGAGTATATTGCTTGCTTTAATATCAAAACTGTCTAAATAATCGCCCACAAAAATAACATGTTGAAATTTGGTTAAGGCGGTTATTGCAATTTCCTCCCAGTCATTCCTTCCGTGAATGTCTCCTATTACGCAAAAACTTTTCTTCATTTTAGTAAATTTTTAAAGTTTGAATAATTTTTGTTGATTATTAGAATATATTTGTAATTATTAGAAATGACAGCTTTTTCCTTTTCCTTTATCTTGTCTCCGCCTTGCTGGCTATATACCCAATCACTGTTTAAATATCCTTGTATGGTTCTAAATATAGATGTACGATGACTTACCAACCCAGGACATTTATCTCTATCCACTAGCCATTTACGTTCAATTTCTGACATATTTCTTTAAATTACAGCGTACTTAATATCCAATTCATTTAAATTTCTTTCTTTTAAATTAGAGAGGTGTTTAATTATGCCTCTACTAAAATTAATATCAACTTTATCTACCCAAAGAATTCCCTCTAAATGATCATATTCATGTTGTATAACTCTAGATTTTATTCCGTTAAATATTTCTCTATGGTATTCCCAATTTTCGTCATACCATTCTATTTCAATAATATCCCTTCTTAATACATTACCAGCAATACCAGGCAAGCTTAAACACCCCTCATTCATATTTACAGTTTCTCCATCTTCTTTAATCATTTTAGGATTTATAAAAACCTGTCTCCAATTTTGATCTTTAAGATTCACAACAAAAACTCTATATTGCTCTCCAATCTGAGGTGCTGCTAGTCCTGCACCATCTGCTTCATCGACAGTATCCCATAAATTCTCAATGACTTGTTTAATATAGATTTTATTATTAGATGGTAAACATTTTTCTCTCAGAACGCGGTGCCCATATAATACTATTGGTCTTATCATCGTTGTAAAATTTGTTCGCAGTTTTTCACATTAGTCTCCCCGAAGGTAATTATGATACAATTACCATTTTTGTCAATAAAGGCATATCCTCTTTTATCATCGACAACAACATCAAGTTTCTGAATTGTGAATTCCATATTCTATTTAAAGCATTTCTCATACTTTATTCATTAATATCTTTTTCAATTATAGTACTAGGATTCGTGATAATAATTCTAAAATTTCTAGGACAATAATCTTCTACCTGAAGTTGAATTAAATCAGGATAAATATCACCAACAATTTTTAAGTTCTTTTTAGATATTCTATACATTCCTCAAGTGTGATTTTACATCAAGTTTCTTTATTTTATTTATCCTTCTTTAGTAATGCTTAAAAGTAAAATATTAGAAATTTGGATCGGTGATAATTAGATCATAATCGTTAAAATCCTTAAATTTTTCTTCATCCATTTGCGTTCTGTGTTTTATATTTTCTTCAGTCCAGCCGCGTCCTTCTCTTAAACGTTTAATCCTTTCTTCTAGTGGTGGATTTAGATAAATTATAAAACAATTTTTTCTATCTTCTGGAGTTATATTTTTTATCCCAAAAGTTTCCATTATGAAAACATCATCAGTGTTCCACTCGAATAACCCGGTACCGTAATAATAATCCCCATGTTTAATGTACTCATAGAAATCATCATGGGCAATTTTTAGATTGAACATGTCTTCTGATTTAAAATAATAATCTACTCCATCTTTTTCTCCTTCTCTAGGAGGACGAGTTGTATAGGAGACATCAAGCTTAAATCCTCTTTCTTTAAATTTCTTTTTCAAAAAATCTTTTCCTGCAGCTGCAGGCCCGCAAATTATTATTCTTTTGTTCATTTTCGTTTTACATCTTTAGATAAAGCAATTAATCCTTCTACTAGCAGTTTTATCAGTCCACCTACAATTAATATTCCAAGGGCAATTAACAATGATATCCAAACCACCCCTGCTAATACGTACAAGATTATAGAAAATACAACAAACGCAACTATCCATAAAAAACAACCGGCTATTTCTTTCATAATAATTATATGTTGATATGTACTCTAAGATTCCTCTTTGATATTAATCAAACCACATTCTAAAGCAGTTTTCGCTTGTTTGCTCAAATTCATGAGGTCGCATGTTAACTATTGATACCATGAGTCCCACCATGTCAGTGTTTTCATTTACTTCGAAAAATAAAGTATCTGCATAATTGTCTCTATCGTTTTCGACATCAAAGACAATTTCTGATAGGTTGTGAGCATTTAGTCTGTTAACTACTTCAGCCGCGGTGTAGTCTTCCCCGTAATAAAAGTCTTCTGATAAGTTTGAGGGGTCAACCAATTCTCCAAAATATATTCCGTACTTTTCTGATTTTTTGTTCATTGTTTTTATTTTTATGTGTTAAAGAGCGGAAGGCAGAGTACTCGAAACTCATGCGATGACGCACGTCACGCGTTCCAGGCGGACACAGCACCCTGGCTGCTTTACCTTCCATTAGTACCCCAGGTAGGATTCGAACCCACATTTTCAATCCAATTATGCGTCTCCGGTTTCGAAGACCGGGCCATTACTGGGGCATTTACACCTTTTGTTTTACTATCCACGTTAGAAAATGAGCAACTGCTGCATTTTCTTTTAACTTCTCTAACGTATTGTAATATTTTCCTAAATCTTTTTCTGAAAAGAATTCATGAATCTGCTTATGGCAATCTTTTTTGCAGAGCATAACAGTAACATTCATCTCTTCTTTCGTAAAATTCTTTTTAAACCACTTATTAGTATGTAAAGAACGAGGAATTAAGTGGTGTCTCGTACAAATATTTTCTCTACCACATAACTCGCATTTGCAAGTCTCCATTTTAATTTGATTGAAATATTAGTTCTCCTTTTCTTTCTATTCTATAAAAACAGCCTTGACCTTGATATAACTTAAATGTATAACCTCTCCATTCATCGGCACTTGCTAAAAAATCTTCATCATACCTTCCATTAATGTTTATGCCATTTTGTCTAACAAACTCATAAAGAGAATTAAATAAAAGACTGTCTGTTTCAACATGTCTTTTATGATATTGCATATCTTCCCATTTCTCTTCCCATATCAAGAATTTCTCCATCCATTTTTCTAATTCTTCATCAGAAAGATCTTTGATCATTTTTGAAATTCTTTCAGAACCCTTTCTTGAAGGATAAAACCAACTTTCAAAGAACAATCTTGTTGACTCCTTTCCCTCCGGAGATTCTAAATATGCAGTCATCTTTTTTAAATCCATTTTTATTTTTTGCTTTTAAAGGCGGCAAGTTTACCTTTCAGGTTTTCTGCCATCTTAGGGTTATTAATTTCAAGAGTCTTAATTCTCTGCTCCATTTTTTTAATCTGATTTTCTTTCTTTTTAACAGCCATTTTATTAGTTTATTTTATAGCGGAGGGCGGAGCAATCGAAGCCCACACCAAATGGTGCGTCACGCTTAGCAGGCGGACCTGGAACCCTGTCCAATTCACCCTCCGTTTGTCATCTTCTAAAATTACGCCACTTAAAACTTAGATGACTTAAGTTTATAGTTATCTTTATTACATAAATTTAAGTTCGCAAACATAACCATGTTCTTTATACGCTTTAAATTTATCGTTCATATTTATCTCATCATATGTCCAAGATGATTTTATTTCAACAATTTTATTTTCCTTAGATAAATAAAAATCTGGTATAGCAATTCTTTGCCGTTTTAATTGAGAATCCCAATATATAATTTTTAGTTTTTCTACATCATATTGTATTTTATTTTCATCTAAATATTTCGCATACTCCAATTCATATGAACTTCTGTAAAAAATCTTTTTACCTTCCCATGTTATATGCCATCCGTATTTATAATGATGTTTGCTATAAGGTAGTTTAACATCATGATTTTTTAAATATAAAAATTGAGCCTCCGACATTTCTCGTTTTTCTATACCTAAGGAATTAATTATTTTATTAAAATTTCTTACATCTCCATGATTATATTTTTTTGCCATATCCGGTAGAGACAGTTCATTATCTATATAATCTTCTAATAAAATATTTTTAACCCGCTGATATTCTTCATATATATCTATTGACCCCAACAATAACATATTAAAACCAAAATATTTTTCTAAAGATGGAAACAATTGTCTTTTTGTGCATATATCAGGTCTTAAACATTTTCCTCTTTCAGCTCCGCAAATTTTGCAAAATTTTATCTTTTTGGGATATTTTTCTTTTAATGCTTTACTTACCTTTTCATTTATTAATGACCGTTTACTTTTTGTGCTAAATCCTCGTGCACATTTCATAGAACAAAATCTACCTGAACCATAATTTCCATTATGAGCACAACTGCAATTTTCACATTTTTTCATTTGAACCTATTTTTATTTTATATATTTATTTGGTTCAAATAAAAAGAGCCGTATCTCATAATCGAAATGAGATCCCAAGTTTACAAGACTTGAATTTTGCCACTTAAACTAATACGGCATTATTTAATTTGAGCCTTCTGTCGGTAACGATCCGACTACCTCGAACATACCAAGTTCGCACTCTGCCATTTGAGCTAAGAAGGCAAATCTGGATCGCATCAGGTCAAATGCTTCTTCTGGTGATCAATTCCAGAGCTCGGTTACCATTCGAGTTGCATCCAGTGCGGAAGAGTGAGGTATCGATCCCCATGCCATAAGCACCACTAGTTTTCAAGACTAGGTTTAGCACCTGCTAAAGTACTCTTCCAATTTAATATATTTCATAAACTGAATTTTCTGTCTTAAACATGACATATGTCAGTTTACCGTCTTCATTCTTTTCTTCTTTTATGATCTCAGTAATTGGTGTGGTCAACCAATAATCCCTATCTGTATAAGTTCCGGCTGTCATTGAGCCGACCCTTAACGATTCCCCTACAGTTGGTTTACTTCCAGTTACTTCTTTTATCAAACCATCTTCATCCCAGGCAATTGATTCTACAAGGCTACCTGAAAAACCTTCTCCGTCTGATACTCTTCTTAGTGTTGGCATTATTTCTTAATTTTAATGTATTTAGGAGGAACTTCTTCTGTTAAAATTACTCCGTTGTCCGATTCATATATTTTATAACCATCAAATTTCATTTGGCTTCCGTCTATTTCTAATATCATATATAATTGTCCTCTTCTTAGTGCTACCTTTGTAGCCGTTTCAACATCTTTAGATAAATGAACGTATGCCCTTTTTTGAGATTTTAAACCCATACTTAAAATAGATTTCATATTGTATGCAGGGGTTCCATGATAATAAATCTTAGGAAATTTAACTTCTTCAAATTTAATATCAACATTTAAATCTTTACTGTGTCCTTGATTTGCTCTTATTCTTTTCTTGCTCTCATCAAACCCGAATCTCTTTTTATCATTAGTAGCAACAATTTCTTCTAAGACAGCCATAGAAATGTGTAGCTTCTTTAAGAGTTCTTCAACTAAGACCCACCCTTGACCATCCATTTCTAGATCTTCCGGATCGTGTCTCAACAAATATGATAATTTTCTACTCAGGTTTTTCATCTTCAAATTCATTTGCAAATTCTAGCAAGCAATCTTTACATATAATAATAACATCTCCTGTTAACCACTTAATGGAAGCACATTTTTTAATATTATCGCAAAAATCACATTCTTTTGGATCCCCATCTACATAAAGTAATCCTGATTCTACTCTTTTCATTAATCAAATGCTTCATTAAATTCTGTTAAACAATTCCGACAAACTCTTAATATATCCCCTTGCCCTGTTGCTATTACAGCACATCTTTTTTTCTCATCGCAGAAATCACAATATTTCGGTGTTTGATCTATAAACCACAATCCTTTTCCCACTGCTGCCATATTATTTTAATTTAGTGAGAACACATTTTCTCTTATAAGTTCTATTTCTTTCTTTTTAAATACTATTAAATTTTCAATAACTTCCCATTTTTTTCTATCTCTTTCTCTTTCGTAACCTTTAACTTCTATATACTTATCAAGTTCTGTTAGATAAAAATCGGGGAAATACAAATGAATTTTGCCTTCCCAAAAATATTCAAATCCCTTTACTTCGTTTGTCCATTTGATTCCATGTTTATCTAACCATTTCGCAACTTCTAATTCCCAAGAACCTTTAAGATTAAATCCTTTGTATTCTATAGTTTTTGTTCTTCCACTAACATTATTAGCCGAATAGCTAGCAGGATGTTTCCTTACAGCTTCTTGCATTGCAATTCTTTGTTTTTCTCTTCTCTTTTCATCCCATACTTGTTTTTTACTAGCTATTGATAATTTTTTTCTAGTTTCTTCTGATATTATAATTTTTCTCCCTTCGTTTTTTGCCTTTGTGTACTGATTTGTATTAACTTTTTCTATTTCTTTATTTTTTACTTTACTGTTGTATTCTATAAGATTGGATTTTCTATTAGGCGTATTATGCCATCCTATATGAGAATTTAATGCTTGTTTGGTTTTAAATTCTCTATTACATATTTCACATTTTAACATATTTTTATTGTATATATTCTCTCATATATAATATAAAAAAGGAGGTTATTGCACTAACCAAAGTGTGGGCCACCCAGGAATCGAACCTGGCACCACTTCCTTATGAGGGAAACACTCTAACCAACTGAGTTAGTGGCCCTTAAAAATAATACCGATACCCAGGATTCTGTCGTGGATGTACATTTATCTATGCCTCAACCTTGTTATTATAGACCTGCTTTCCGTCTAAACTATTTTGAGTTGCACCCTCGGCAGTACAAGCGATAGTTTCGGGTCTTTCGGGGTTCCTGGTTTGATAAGCTTAATACGAACCCTTTTTATTTTTTGCTTACCCTAACAGCTTTAACATACTATCTCCTGCCTCTAGCAGAGGTGTCCTGAAGTTCCTCAGTCAACCTAATGACCGCGTACATCTAGTATTATTTTTTAATTTCAATGAACTTAATTTCTATTTTTTATTCTATACTAATATAACCATTTTTTTCTTAATAAAAAAATATTTTGGCAATTATTTTAAATAAAAAAGGGAACCAATTGGCTCCCTTCACTTTATGTGTTAAAACGAGCATATCAGTCACGGCCTGTACTTGATGTACGGGTTATGGACGTCGATATTTTCATAGTTCTTTTCATAATTATATTTTATATATCCATGCTATGAAAAAGTTTTTAAATAGTTTCTGCATTCGTTATTTCTAATTTAGAATCCGGATCAGTTTTTGCTAATAAAAATTCATCTTTATCAACAAAATAAACATTATTGTTTATTTCAACTCTATAATTACCCTTTTTCATATTTTTCTACATCAAATGTTCCATCTTCCATTTTAACTATCCAATCGCCTTTTTCTACCCTTTTAGTTCCATCAGGCGTTTCTATAAAAAATGTACCAGTACCCATTGGGCCAGGAGACCACTTGATAAAACCCATATCCATTATTTTATCCCAACTCTCCTTTGTAACTAACCATTGCTCTTTCATCATGCTGAACCAAATTTATACGAAATAAAACAATCACCCCAACCCTCATCTCTGACAACAAATCCGAGATTATCTAATTCTGCTAAGTCCTCTGGAGAAACTTCAGATGGATCAATTCCAACAATATACATAA